ATTTAAAGCGGGGCAAGTTCAAACGCCTGCGAAAGCAAACAGACCCAACGCGTGATGGCGCGGGCTGGGCGGCTTGCCTACTGGCTAACAACTTTGAAAGAGCCGGGACATGAAGGCCCGCACAACCAAAAAAACCCACGCCCAAAACGGGATTGGCACAGCCAAAAAGAATGCCGGGCAAAAGGGTCGCGCACAGTGGGCGCGCGGCACACAGTGCAAGTTTTAAATGAGTAGCCGTTGAGGCTAGGCAAAAGGTTGGCCTTATAATGGGGCAGACGGGAGCGCGAATATCCCCGACATAATCAACAACCGATGAAAGCTACCGAGCCTCACAACGCCGAGCCGAAAAATTCCGCTGGCAAGCGGATGTGCGAAAGTAGGAAGGCGGGCAACGCAAATGCCGCGCGGCCACTCGTTTAAAACTTGCCCGAATAAATGCGATTTATCTTGCAAAGGTGCTTCGCATACTGTATACTGGTTCTAGTGAGGAACAACCTCACCGCCCAGCCGGGCGAGCAATTCCGGCGGGCGAGCCGAGCGAGGGTCACCGAGGCCCGAACGGCCAAAGCCCGAACGGCGGGCGGCGGACACGATAAAGCAACGACGGGCTCTAAAAAACAAAAACTCAAGTTTACTAAACGCAGCCGATGCGGCAGAAATGCTACTGACGGTGCAAGCACGAAGCTGAATAGACCGCCGACATGGAGCATCTAGCGAGGCTGGCCGGGGATGGCCACAACGCCACGATGCCGCAAAGCAAGCGGCTGCGACTAATAGACTTGTCCGAATACAAGAAACCGAGCCAACGGCTACTCAGTAAGGCAATGCGCCTGACAGGGTACAAGAAGCCAAGGCCGAAACGCTTGACGGGCAAGGCACAATTTGATGTGCTGGAAGGAGCCATGACGACACCCACGCCGGGAGATTGGCAGACTTGCACAGAGCCGATAGCGCGGTTAATCCTGCGCCGTATTCCACCCGCACATCACAACAATTTGCGGCATCCGAACAAGATGCCGGTAGACAAGCAACGCCGGAAGCGCGCCAAGGCTGGAGAACGCAAGAGCGACTCAACAACTTGGTAGGGATCAACCTAGAAAAGCAACGCAAGTTCGCTTGTCACTGGATGCCGCACACAATTTTTTTTTACATATTTTGAGATTTTTTTTGGGGATTTTTTTGTGGGATTTTTTTTACATATTCTCAACCAATTTGGAGCAAGGCACATTACCTCGCTGGACGCTACCCACAGAGGGTATCTAAATGCGGACGCTAAATAGAGGCCAACCTTGCTCCGTAAAATAAAATTGAATTTGGGAACACGGCAAGAGCGCACCGCGCACACTACGCGGCCTAGCTCGCGCCAACTTCCCGCCCACGCTCCCTGCGAGTAAACGTGTTAGTGCGATCTGAAAGCGTGAGGCATTGTCGCCCGTGTGGTTTTGGGCGGGGATGCTATTGAGCGTGGGAACCAATTTTGCAAGGAAGTCTGGTCTAGTATGGGAACGCGCCAGCCGTGCACGCTGGTTGTTAGTATCCGAACGGCAGACGACCTTGCAACCTTTTCAAGTGCCCGCGCGTCAAGTGGCCGGAGCTTCCCCGGTAGAGGGTAGACGGAACCACACACGCGCCTTGAGAATCCCCGCAGCTTTAACGGCTGCGGGGATTTTTTTTTGGCCGTGAACAATTTTGAATTGCGAAACGGCTAGGCATGGCAGAAGGTGCCGCGATGATACTTGGCATTGATCCCGGCGCAAGTGGCGGCTTCGCATGGCGCAACGGCGCATTGCCCGCAGCAATGAAAATGCCAGACGGTGAAGCGGCGGTGCTGGAAGCGTTGCAGGAGCTAACCGAAAGCAGCGACGACGGCCAGCACATTTGCTACATAGAAAAAGTGGGCGGCTTCACAGGCAAGCCACAGCCGGGCGCGCGTATGTTTACTTTCGGGCGTGGCTTCGGTTTTTTGCTGGGCGTGCTGATGGCGTTAAAATGGGAGGTGCATTTGGTGACGCCACAAAAATGGCAACGCGCGGCGGGCATCGGCACAAAGGGTACGCGGACACCTGCCGAATGGAAGCGCACGCTGCGCGATGAAGCCGCGCGACTTTATCCAGAACAAAAGGTGACGCTTGCCACGGCTGACGCTCTGTTAATTCTGGAATATGCACGCGGACAGAAACACGGCGCGCGCTTGGTTGATGTGCTGAAATGAAAACCGAGCTTGCACCAGACGACGCGCGCAAGGTTCTTTTAAAGAATCAGCAAAACATAGTGCGCAAGGCGGCAAACGGAAAAGTGCTGTCCGGCAAGGAGCAAGATTTTTTAGAGGGTATCGCGGGCCAGAAGCTCACCGCGCAGGAACTCGCCGCAGAGCTTGGCGTGAGTCGCCGCACCATTTTTCATTTGCGCAGGAATGCGGACGGCCCGAAGAGCACAGACGTTGCAGAGTGGCGGGAATTTCTGGAGGCGCGAAGCTCGCTTGACGACTCAGGCAAAATGGATTCCGCATTGCCCGAAGAGCTACAAAGGACAAAGCACCGATTGCTTCGCGCGCAAGCTGGGAAGGAAGAGGCGACGCGCAAACTGCGCGAGCTACAGCTTGAGCAGGAGTCAAGCCAGCTTGTGCCAGCAGCCGAAGCGCGCGAAGCAATCCGCAAAGTGTTGGGGCCAGTACGCGCGGCCTTGGATGGTTTGCCCAAGCTCACCGCCCACCACGCAAATCCATCCGACCCATTGCTGGCCGAAAATGCAATTGAAGATTCGTTGCAGAATGTTTTTAAGCAAATTCAATCCGCCGTGAAAAAAGGGTAATGGCGGCAAAACAGAAAATCCAAAACCATTGCGCCCATGATGAAATGCAGCCGCTTGACTCCCTGCGCCCACATCCGCGCAACCCGAACAAGCACAGCAAAACACAAATTGAATTGCTGGCAAAAATAATCGGGAGCCAAGGTTGGCGCGCTCCAATCGTGGTGAGTAAGCGCAGCGGTTTTATTGTGGCCGGGCACGCACGCCGCGAAGCGGCAACGCTGCTTCAACTGGACACGGTGCCCGTGAGCCTTCAAGCGTTTAAGAATGAACGCGAAGAGAAAGCGCATTTGATCGCTGACAATCGCATTGCTGAACTGGCCACGATTGACACGGCCTCACTAAAAGATTTGATTTTGGAGTTAGACACGGGCGCGCTGGATATGGATTTAACAGGGTACGACGCCGACGCGCTCGCCTCACTGATGGAAGAGCTAGACGGCCCACCAGAAGCGCGCGTGAATGAGTGCCCGCAATGCGGTCACAAGTTTTGAGCGATGCACTAGACAAAAACGCAGCGACATTTTTTAAGCCGCGCGGGCGCATTGGAGTTTTGGAGTGGGCCGAAAAATCCGTTGAGCTTTCCACAAGAATCACAGAGCAGCCCGGCCCATATTCCGCGCGGCTTTATCCCTACGTCAAAGAGGTTTTAGAAACTCTGACTGATGCAAGCGTGCAGAGAGTTGCGCTCTGTTGGGGAAGCCAGACCAGCAAGACAACCACGCTTTATGTTATGCTGGGCTATACAATCGACAGACGCCCGCGCCCGATTCTTTGGGTCTTTCCGAATGAGCAATTGTGCAAATCATTTTCCGGTGATCGCTGGTTGCCGTTCTGCCGGGAATCAAAAGTGTTACTAAAGCACATTCCGAAATATGGCGACGGCACGCCCAATCTGGATTTGTTCACGCTGCGCAAGCAGGAGTTTGACAGTTGCACAATGAATTTGGTGGGCGCGGGATCATCGGCAAACATTCGATCTTATCCCGTGTCAATTTTGGTGCTGGATGAAATCGACGTTATCCCAGAGCAGACGCGGCGTGAATGTTTAGACCGCATCAAAGGCCGGGCAGATTTTAAAGTGTTACAGTCCAGCACGCCTATTGATGAATTTGGGGGTATCTGGCAAGTGTTCAACGAAGGCGATAGGCGACGGTTTTATATGCCGTGCCCGCATTGCAAAAAGAAAATTATTTTCCGCATTAAGAATGACGCGGGCGAAATGCTTTTGAAATGGGACGATAACGCGCGAGAGGATGACGAATGGAATTTGCCGCGCGTGTCTGAATCTGCTTTTTATTCTTGCGAATTGTGCGGCGGCAAAATTAGTGACGCGGCGAAACTCAAGATGCTGCAAGCGGGCGAATGGGTTGCGACCAGTTCAACCGCAGAGAAGGGCGCGCGGTCTTATCACCTCAACAGCTTCTATTCTCCGGTGATAACCTTTGGCCGAATGGCCGTTGAATGGCTGAAGGCCGAAAAGACGATTCCCGCAATGCGGGCTTTTGTGAATGGCTGGCTGGCTGAACCTTACAAGCCAAGCACCGACGCAATTAACCCAGACCAATTCCATGAGCTAGAAAAGGAAGGCCACGAACGCGGAACCATCGTGGGCGATTACAGGGTAATTGCCGTGGATGTGCAGCGAAATTATTTTGTGTGGCTGGTGCGCGGATTCGATAAGGACGGTACCAGCTATTTAATCGACAACGGCACGGTTCCCGCTTGGGTGGACTTGCAAAATCTGGTTGACCGTTACGAGGTAAATTTTGGAATTTGCGACACAGCCTACCGCACGCAAGAAATTTATGAGGAAATCTTTGCGCACCGCCCGTTCTGGTTTGGGGCAAAGGGCTGGGCAAAGATGCCGACGCCCTACCGCCTCACGGCTATTGATCCTTTTACAGTGATGAAAGGCCAACGCCGCAAAGGCGGCGGCAAAATAAATATGCTGCACGTTAATAAAGACACATGGCAGCAAGAGCTTTTAAAGAAACGGAGCGGCGAAGCGCACAACTGGTTTTTATACGAGGCGATAGATTTTGAATATGTGCGGCAAATGCTTTCCACCAATCTCCTAGAGAGGGTAAACAAGCGCGGGCGGCGTGTGCGCGAATGGGTGGTGACGGGCCGCGAAGATCACTTTTGGGATTGCGAAACATACGCGCTGGCGTTATCTTCCGCTTTCGGGCTTGGAGTGGTGAAGGCCAAAACTAAACCTGTCTCGCGACGGCAAGAGTTAAACGAAGAGCCCGAAACTATTTGGTAAGATGGCTGCACCCGTACTAGTGGCCGCGCTGGCGCGCATTGGCGCAATGGCGGCAAGAGGAAGCCGCGCCTTTGGGGCTCGCGCTGCGGCGCGGCGTGGATCAGTGAGCGCGCGTCGCGGGGCGCTCCAACTCGACACGAAGCCTTTCACGCAATTTTGTCAGCAATTCGCCTTGGCCATTGGTAAAAGCCAGTGCCAAGTGCTAGAGCACATGACGTTAAAGGCGTTGCAATGTGCCGCCGCTAAAGTAGGGCGCACAACCAAGCACAAAGCCGGGGGCAAGTTCAACCCAAACTCACGATATTTTAAAGGGTGGGTGAGGATGAACGGCAAGTTTCATTATGTAGGAAGCCAAGTGGGGCGCGCCTTCCGTTACTCAAATGCGAAGTGGGCACAACTCATGGAGCGCCTTGAGAAGAATCGTGAGCGCGCGGAAACTCGCGTTGCATTATCAAAAGCCGTTTTTTACCGCGTAGCCGCAGAGTTAAAATTAAAACGGTATTCGCAAGGATGGCAAGAAGTTGCGGAGTTGCGGCGTGCTTATTTGAAAGCTGGCGGCATGGGAAGTTCTGGCAAGCACGGGCCAATCTGGGGCACACGAATGGTCGTTCACACTTACAAAAATTGCAGGAACAGAAAAAAACCTGTCTTGAATTTTTACATTCGATCAACTAACACTTTCAACCCCACCACCAAGGGAGCCGGGAAGTTGCAAGCGTGCTTGAATAGCCAGCAAAGACGCTTTGAGGAACTTTCCAAGAGGGGAGTGCTGGACACCGCCGAAGGTGTAGCACGGGAATATGGAGACTTAATCAAAATAGAGGGTTAAACAACATGGCAGCAAATTATTCTGTAGCGGATTTAATAACGCAGCGTGACAATTTAATGACGGCTTACACCGCCATTTCAAGCAGCCCCACCGCGTCTTACTCGCTAGGTGATCGCACTTTCAGTTATGAAAAGCGCGCGGACTTGTGGAAGGAAATTGACTCTTTAACCAGAATAATTTTGTTGCGCACCACGGGCAACGATGCCAACGCCAGAGGGTATAACCGCATGGACTTTAAAACTTGGAATTAGTCATGGAAGTAAAAACGAACGGCCACCCATCATTTTTCACGCGCGCGGCTGCGGCTGCACGAATGCTCTTCGGATACGACGCGGTTAAAAATACAAGGAACCGCAAAATGCGCGGCATGATGCCGCTGCGCGAAGAGGAAATTGAGCTTAACGCATACGAGCGGGACAGGCTCATTTCTACGCTCATGGATTTTAAGCGCAACAATCCGGTGGTGAAAGCAATTTCACGTTTGCGCAAAACTGACATTGTGGGGCCGGGCCTAATTCCACAGGCGCAGACAGATAGCGAAGAATTTAACGAATCAGCAACCGCGCTTTGGCAGGAATGGAGCCAGCACCCAGAAGTCACAGACACTATGGACATGGCCACGGTGCAAAAAGAGATTATAGACAGCACTTTGTTTTATGGTGACATCGGAATATTGCTGACGCGCAATGGCCAGTTGCAGCTTTTAGAGGGTAACAGAATCGGCAATAACTTTTCAGCGTCAAATCTAGTGGAGAATAGCCCAGACAAAAACGGTGTGATAATCAATCGGCTGGGCAAGCCTGTTTCCTACAAGGTAGGCGAGAGGCTAAACGGCACGCTGCAAAACACAAAGAACATTGCCGCGCGCAATATGATTCTGTATTTCAAGCGCATCCGCCCAAGCCAATGGCGCGGCGTCCCTGAGTTGGCGTCTGCGGTCAATTCTATTCAAGATTTAGCAGAATACGAGGACATAGAGCTTATTTCGGCCAAAGTTTCGGCGAGCTTGAGTGCTGTGGTGAAAAAGGAAAACGCCGCGCAATTTGAAATCATTGACCGAATGGAGGGTAGCGAGCAAGACACCACCGGGCGACTTCAAAGGTTTGAGCCGGGCACCTTTCATTATCTGGAGCCGGGCGAATCAATAGAAACCATTTCAACTTCTGGCAGACCCAACGTAAACGGCATTGATTGGTGCATTTACAAAATGCGTCAGGTGGGCGCGTCGGTGGGCGTGCCTGTGGAAATGATTTTGTCCACTATCGGTGAAAGCAGCTTTTCTGCCTCACAAGGTTTGGTGCTGCAATACCAAGGCGCAATAGAGGAAGAGCAGCGCAACTTGATTCAAGCCTTGAACCGAATTTGGCGGTGGAAGGTGCGGCGATGGATTGCAGACAAAAAATTACCGAAGCCGGAAGGGTGGAAAGGCTCGCCGCTTTTCAAGACAGAAGAGGGCATAGAAAGTTTAGGGGCGTTTCGTGTGCGGTGGCAGTTGCCCGCGTTTCGCTGGATAAATCGCGTGGCGCAAGTCAATTCAGATTTGAGTTATCTGCGCATGGGCGCAATGTCACTTGACGACATCACAAGCCAATTTGGGGAAACCGCCGAATCAACAATGAGACGCAAAGCGCAAAACATTGTTGCCGCTAAAAAGTTGGCAGACGAATTTGGGCTTGACTCATACGTCGAATTGTTCAACTTGTTTAATGTGAACGCGAGCGCGACGTATGCAGATATTGCAGATTTAGAAGTTTCCGCGCAAGCACCCAGCCAAGAATCTCAACCCTCAGAAAAGACACCATGAGACAAAAAGTTTTAGACTACATGAAAAAGCCCACCGACAAGGCGCGCAAGCAACTCACAACGATGGAGCAAGCATGGTGCGACGCTCAAGCCAAGAGCAGCGGCGGGGGTAAGGGTAAGGGTGAGGGTAAGGGTAAAGGAGCTAATAGCGAAAAGCCAAAAACTAAAAAAACTGGGAAGTAATTTTTATGGAAACAGCCGTATTAAAATTTCAAGCGGCATTAAATGCGTCCGCAGCAACTCACGCGAGCGGCCTCATTAAACGCGGGATGGTAAAAGAGTCTGAAAGCTGGAGCGGGCCGAGCCCCGGCGTGGAAAACTCCTATTTAGAGAATGCCTCTTACGGGGAGTACGGTTCATGGTTTATGGGCGTAGACAAGAGCCAGCCCGAAGATGCAAAGGGACGTTACAAGTACCCATTTACGGATGACTTCAAAACCGTTTCCATAAATGGATTGCGCGCAATACGCACACGCGCTGCACAGAATAACGAAACCTCTATTTTCAACATTGCCGGGCGGCTGCTGGATGCAGCAAAGACAAAGGAAGAAAACAAAAGGTTAGAGGAAGAGGACAACGAACGGCAGGAAGAGATTTCAAAGGAAGAAAAATTGCAGGAAGAGGAAGAGGAAAAGAAGAAAAAAGAAGAGGAAGAGCTTGCAGAAGAGCCGCGCGAAGAGGCAGACGTTGACGAATACCGGAAGGGAGAAAAGCGCGGGGAAGAGAAAGAGAAAGAAAAAGTAGAAGATGCCGAAAAGCTAGAGGAAGAGGAAGAGGAAGAGGAAGAGGAAGAGGAAAAGCTTGCGTGCAAAGCTTGCATGGAAGAGGAAGAGGAAGAGGAAAAGCTTGCGTGCAAAGCTTGCATGGAAGAGGAAGAGGAAGAGGAAAAGCTTGCGTGCAAAGCTTGCATGGAAGAGGAAGAGGAAAAGAAGAAAAAAGAAGAGGAAGAGGAAGAGGAAAAGCTTGCGTGTAAGGCTTGCATGGAAGAGGAAGAGGAAGAGGAAAAGCTTGCGTGTAAGGCTTGCATGGAAGAGGAAGAGGAAGGGGAGCTTGTAAAAGACAAACAACTGCACCCAGTGCCCGCAAGTGATCCTGCCGGATACGCAACCCACAAGGGCAAAGGCGGCAGCAAATCGACAGGAGCAAAAAAGCGCGGCAAGCAAACCGTGAAAGCCCCCAAGGGTAAGGGCAGCAAGGGTAAAAGCGAAGCTCCTAAAAGCTCAACAAAGCAAAGCCCCAAAGGCGGCGGCGGTGGCGGCGGCGGTGTGGAGGAAGAGGTAGACCGACCCGAAGAGGTAGACCAAGGCGAGGACTCCCAAGAGGAACCATTTGTGGAGGAAGAGGTAGGCGGCACAGGCGAGGACTCCCAAGAGGAACCATTTGTGGAGGAAGAGGTAGGCGGCACAGGCGAGGACGACCAAGAGGAACCATTTGTGGAAGAGCCAGTAGGCGGCACAGCGGGCAAGTCACCGAAGGGCGGCGGTAAAGGGAAACAAAAATCCGGCGGCGGCGGTAAAGGGAAAGCAAAATCCGGCGGCGGCGGCGACCCTCGCGCCAGCCACGAAGGGGGCGGCAGCGAACAAGACAAAATGGATTCCATCCCAGCCGATGAAGCACCAACCCTCGAGCCAGAGTACATTGACCAAATGGCGCAAGTTTTGAAGGGAAAAATTGACGCGAACAGCCCAGAGGGAAAAGATATTAAAGCAGCGTTTGAAGGGGAATTTGGGAAAGACGCGACTGCAAAACTAAAAAAGGACATTGACGCGGGCGAGCCTGTAGGCTCACGCCGTAATGATCTAATCGCCAAAAAGCAATCGGCAAAGTCAATGCGACGCCGTGAAGGCGGGCCAGTTTTCCAAAGGGCAATCGGGGAATCGCTGACGCTTCACACATCATTTAGAGCAATTGACGCAAGCGGGGGCCGCATGAATGACGTAACGATTTTAGAAGTAGGCGAAGCCGAAGGGCACGGGCTGATGATAACAGACCGCACTTTGGAAACTGCACTTGCCGCGCTGGAAGGTAAAGCGTTGCCCGCATACCTGACACACACCAGCGCGCGCGGCGACAGGCTCACCGAGGAAGTGGGAATCTTCAGCGGCTTTTATCGTGAAGGCACCAAACTGAAGGCGCGCACCTTTGAAGCTTTGGACTCCTTCAAAAAGTACCAAGCCGAATCCTACGAAAAACTTTTTGAACTGGCCGAGAAGATGCCCGAAAACTTTGGGGTGTCGATGGTTTTTGATGCGCGAATGTTTTGGGAATTAGACGATGGGGGCGAAATGGAATTTGACGGGATGCCGGACGCACCAGCGGGCTCGGTGCATGACTTGCCCACGGTTGGCGTGGTCAACGTCAAAAGCGCAGACTTTGTGGACAATCCGGCTGGAACTTCCAGTTTGTTTTCAGTAAAAGAGGGCAAAACCATGATTGAGCTAACAACAGCAGCGAGCGAGAAACACACGCTGCAACGGGATAGGGATTCCTTGCAACGCCCGCAAACGGGAACTGCAAAACGAGCAGAGCCAGCAACCGAAGAGGCCAAAGAGAAGCCCGCGCCCAAGAAAAAGAAAACTCGCAAGAAACTTTCGCAGGAAGAGGCAGAAGAACTTTTAAACAGTTTGGGCTTATTAGGGCTTGACGCAAGCAACGGCGTTGAGGTAATTCAAGCGGTGGAGATGAGCGAAGCCGAAGAGCTACAACAACAGCTTGCGAGCAAGGACGCAGAAATTCTTGAACTGCGCGAAAATTTGCAGACCCTAAAAGGCGACGTTACAGAGTTGCGGGAAGCATTTGAAGGAGCCGAAGCGGTTAACGAAGATGCAGCCAGCGAAACGGAACTGGCTGCGGTGGACAATGCCATTTTAAAGGAACAAGCAATTTCCGTGCTACTCGACACAAACAACGGCATGAGCCGTTCGTGTGCATTACTTGAGGTAGGCAAAACCAATCCAGAACTTTTTAATAACTAAACCGGGAGAAATAAAAAATGGGTTCAACAACACATCAAGCAAGTGGCCGAACTTTCCAAGCGACGGCGGTGGCAATAGATGCTTACAGCGTCGTGGCCCTACAGGCAGCGGGAACCATCGCTGTAAACGGTGACAATGCAACCGACTTAACCATCGGAGTCACCACGGAGGCCATCGCCGCGAGCGGGTACGGAAACGTGGCCTTTTTTGATTCAACCGGAACAAATGAGGTTCTCTGCGGGGGCGATACAATCGCAATCGGCGATGTGGTGTACACGGACGGCACTGGGAAA